TGACTCTATTCTACATGACGATTTAGATATGGGTATGTTAGATTTTGTTAACACTAATTTTAAAGTTATTAGTGACGGTAAACCTATTCCAATTATTCCAAAAATTTTAACGATACAAAGATGGGCTCAGGTAATGAATACTTGGGAGTTTTCCGACGATGACGGTAATATGAAAATACCATTTATGGGTATCATAAGAAGACCTGATGTACAACCGGGAACAAATCCATCAATACAAAGAACAATCCCAGAAAGATTACCTTTCCATTACGCAACAGTTGCTACTTGGAACGGCACACAAATGGGTGCAGACGTTTATAAGATACCACAGCCGGTCGCAGTGGACATTACATATGAGGTTACCATTATTTGTAACAAAATACGTGAACTAAACAGATTCAATAAAATTGTAATGCAAAAATTTGCATCTAGACAAGCGTATACAACGGTAAAAGGTCATTACATACCTATTTTACTAGATAAGGTTGAGGATAACTCTCCGATTGAACAAATTGATAATCGTAGATTTTACTCGCAAAATTATCAATTTACTTTGTTAGGTTTATTAATTGACTCTGAAGAATTTGAGGTTAAGCCGGCCATTAGTAGAATGTTTCTATTAAATGAATTCATTGCAGGATCTAATTATCAAAAGAAATATATTAATAAAACAATAGAATTGACCGTTGTAACTTTCCCAGGGGATGGTTTGCAAAAACAATTTAGCGTTGGTGAGAGTATTGGTATTCTATTTAATGTTTCAATAAACGGTCTTTTACAAGAAAGAGATGTAGATTATTTCCATATCGCCGGAACATCTAAAATAACATTTGTAGATGCTCCGTTTGAAAATAGTTTAATTGCAATAACATATTATAAAGGTAAAAATAGTGTATTCATAGATAGCTACGGTAAACCAATTCAAGTTTCCACAGAATATTACACTTACGATGGTTCAACCCTTGTTTTCGAATTATTGAATAATATTGACAGCATTGTTAGTTTAGATATTAACGGTCTTTTGGAAGAAGAGGGTGGCGGATTTGATATTAGTTCATCAAATGAAATAACTCTCAATTATTCCCCTGTGATTAATTCAAAAATTGGTGTGACATATCTACACTAAGATTCCCCGTAAATGTCCCTTTTTTTAGGTTTACAGGTTTCTTCTATTAATTTTTCTAAAAGTTTATAAATTTTTAATCCGTGTTTATCACAGTGGGTTTTAACCATTTCGTGATGTTTATCACTTATTTTGACGTTTTTGGTTGTTGTTTTCATATCTAAAGATAAATAACGATAAAAAAGGATAAAATACTATCTAAGTAGTCAAAATCTTGGAAATCTTTGCTAAAAACAAAGATATTTATTTGATAAGAATAAAATAACTTAACCAAACATTTATCAATGGCAAATTCAAACAGAGTTTTCGTTTCTCCGGGGGTCTACACTTCAGAGAAAGATTTAACATTCGTAGCGCAAAGTGTAGGGGTAACAACATTGGGTTTAGTAGGTGAAACTTTAAAAGGTCCAGCTTTCGAACCAATCTTGGTGTCTAATTTCGACGAATTCAAAACATATTTTGGTGGCACTTCACCCGCAAAAGACGGAAGTGATAACCCAAAATACGAGTTACCTTATGTAGCAAAATCATATTTACAAGAATCAAATCAGTTATTTGTAACCCGAGTATTGGGTTTAACTGGTTATAAACCAAACAGAACCTATGGTATTAAAACATTGGGTGGTATGGTTGTTGGAGACCTTGTAACAACAGGAACAACAACTGGAACAACAGTGGTTACCGCAAGTGGTATTACTGGTTCAACATTTTATGCTGAACTTTCAGGAAAAACAGCATCTGATGGCGACTCAGTACCAGGATTTATCTTAGACCGATATAGTGGAAACACTAGTGGGAATACTGGTAACTGGTTTACAATTGGAACTGTACCAACTGCTGCAACAAGTTCTTTAACTGGAACCACTGTTTCATCACCAATAGGTATTAGTGCAACCAAAAACTGGTATAACACATACTCAAACTTTACAAACAAGGTTTATTCATACCTATTCGTTTATAATCACGGAACAACATCATTTGATGTTACAAGATATGAATATAGCGCAACTTTAGCAAATGACGGAAAAGTTGTTTGTTTGTTAAGGTCTAGAGGTTCATACATTTCGGAAGTATTAACACATAGAGTTACTGGTACAACATCGGTTCAAATTACTGGATCAGATATTGCATTAGATCCTTTATCAGAATTCACATTAACTGTTACAGACGTCGATGCTGATGTTAGAACATTTGATTGTAGTTTTGACACTGCTTCAACAAAATATATTACAAAAGTTTTAGGTGTTGATGTTTTTGATAAAGAAAAAACGGTTAACCCAATATATGTTCACGAAGTTTATCCAAATTTAATTAAAAATCTTTTCCAACAAGGTCAAATCAGAGGTTTAAATACTACTGAATATGTAAACGCAGAAGATGAAGATTTTGTACAACAATGGGATATGGCGGGTTCAAATTTAGTTGTTTCTGAAGTAAGAGGTGGTAACGTATTTGATTTATTTAGTTTCTTAACAATATCAGATGGTAACGCTTCTAATAATGAAGTTAAAATTACTATTCAAAATATTAATGTTGAAACTGGTGAATTTGATGTTTTAGTTCGTGATTTTTATGATTCAGACGAAAACCAAGTGGTTCTAGAGAAGTTCTCAAGATGTTCAATGAATCCGGATCTTCCAGGTTTCGTTGCTAAAAAAATTGGTACATCTGATGGTGAATATGAAATCAGAAGTAAATACGTTATGTTAGTATTGGCTGATAACGCGCCAGCAGACGCAATTCCAGCGGGTTTCAAAGGATGTACAACCAAAGATTCTATCGGAGGTTTAACATTTAAAACAAAATACAATACAGCAGGTGAAACAATTTATTATAACACAGATGGTAGTGCGGAAATATCTAATGGAGATAAAGTTAAAAAAGTAACATTAGGTTTATCATCGCAATCACATATTGGATATGACAAAGACATGTTCAAATTTAAGGGTGTTGGTGCTAATGAGGTAACATTTGGTTTTCACTTATCAACAAATGCCTCAACAATAACTGACGCTAATGGAAATACAGTATATGAAACAACTGCATATGACTTTGAAGGTCAAACAGGTGTGGATAACCCATTAACAGGTATATCTTATTGTAAATTCACATTACCAGTATTTGGCGGATTTGATGGTTGGGATATCTACAGAAATGTTAGAACAAACACAGACGGATATATTTTTGGTAAAAACACATATTCAACCAATCACTCAACAAGTGGTGGTGTATTCAGTTCAACAGTTGGTAACTCAGATTATTACGCTTATTTAGAAGGTATTAATTCATTCTCTAATCCAGAAGCAGTAGATATTAATTTATTTGCAACTCCAGGTATCAATTGGTTAAACCACAGTTCTCTTGTAACTCAAGCTATTGATATGGTTGAGAATGATAGAGCGGATTCATTATACATTATTAATGCACCAAACCACACAACAACAGCGGAAGTTGTTGATGATTTAGATAGTGTTAGTTTAGACACAAACTATTCAGCAACTTACTGGCCTTGGATTCAAGTAAGAGATACTGACAACGCAACTCAACTTTACTTACCACCAACAGGAGAAGTTGTTAAAAACATTGCATTAACCGATAATGTATCATATCCTTGGTTTGCAGTTGCAGGTTATTCAAGAGGTTTAGTTAACTCAATTAAAGCAGCTAAAAAATTAACATTAGATGATAGAGATGAATTATACAAAAACAGAATTAACCCAATTGCGACATTCTCTGATACAGGTACAATTATTTGGGGTAACAAAACCTTACAAGTAAGAGAATCGGCATTAGATAGAATTAACGTAAGAAGATTGTTATTAAGAGCTAGAAAGTTGATTTCAGCAGTAGCAGTTAGATTATTGTTCGAACAAAATGATGATCAAGTAAGACAAGAATTCTTAAGTTTGGTTAACCCAATATTAGATTCTATTAAGAAAGAAAGAGGTTTGTATGATTTCCGCGTAGCGGTTTCTAACGACCCAGAAGACATTGATGCTAACACACTAAGAGGTAAGATTTACATTAAACCAACTAGATCATTAGAATTTATCGATGTAGAATTCATAATAACACCAACAGGTGCTTCTTTTGAAAATATATAATATTAATTAAAATAAAACACAAATGGGGGGTAGACATAATATCCCCCATTTTAATTTTTGATAGTGAAAAGAGATGATGTTTTTTAAAAATTTTATATTTTTTTCTCTATTTTTTAAGATTTGTTTGATATTTTTTTAATGTTTTATATAAGTGTTTGCAAAAAGCTACGGAAAAAAATCGACAAAACCAAGAAAACCCAAAAATAAATTTATTTTAATTAGTGATATATTTATAATAAAGCAAATAAACTAAAAACAAATATAACAAAAAATGGCGGATTTATTAATGAAAATGCCGGTTCCCTACGAACCAAAAAGAAAAAATAGATTTATCCTAAGATTTCCATCTACATTAGGTATAAATGAGTGGTACGTGACTTCAACATCTCGCCCATCAGCTAAAATTAAATCTGTTGAAATACCTTTCTTAAACACCTCAACTTACGTTGCTGGTAGATTTGACTGGGAAGAAATTAAAGTTCAGTTTAAAGACCCGATTGGTCCTTCAGCAGCACAAGCACTTATGGAGTGGTTCCGCTTACATGCAGAATCGGTTACAGGTCGTATGGGTTATGCCGCAGGATACAAAAAAGATGTGTACTTGGAAATGTTAGACCCAACAGGTGTTGTTGTTGAAAAGTGGTTATTAGAGGGTTGTTTCCTTACCAACTTAAACTTCGGTGATTTAGCATATTCTCAAGATGAATTGGCAAGTATCGACTGTTCTTTAAGAATGGATAGATGCGTACTTATTTACTAGTATTCTACACAATATATTGATATTCAATTCGTTAAGTCCAGTGTTCCACGTGAAATGCAGGATTTAACGAATTTTTTTTTAAACTTTACTTTAATGTACTTATAGTGTAAACTAGTATTATGGAAAATTTTAACATAGACCCCTCAATTGCATACTACGTTGTGCAATTACCTTCGCAAGGACTATCATACACAAATAAGAAAAAATCCGTCAGGGTGGGTTATTTAACCGCTGCTGATGAGAATGTATTGATGTCCCCCAACTTAATCAATGGCGAAGCCGTTATTGACGAATTATTAAGAAGAAAAATTCTTGATAGAGATTTAGACGTAAATGAACTTTTAGAAGAGGATAGACAAGCAATCTTAATTTTCTTGCGAAATACCGCATTTGGTACAATTTATAAGGTAAAAGCGGTTGACCCTAAAACAAGTGAAAATTTTGAACAGGATATTGATTTATCTAGTTTAAAAACAAAAGATTTTACTTTAAAAGCAAACGAAAATGATGAATATTCATATCATTTACCAATCTCTAAAAAAGATATTTCATTCAAATTCTTAACACAATCACAAGAAAATGAATTACTAACAATAAGGAATAAAACAAC